ATGAGCAACGCGAACGATATTCTAGCAGAAACAGGGGCCACACGCTTACCCAGCGATGCGGCTGAAGTAGCGCTTCGCACAGGCGTTAGCGCTAGCATGGTGCGCAAAGTCTTCAGTGGAGACCGGCACAGCGAGAAGGTAGAGAAGGCATACCGCCTGCTGTTGAGTGAGCGAGTACGCGCACAGCACAAGTTCCAATCAGATAAGAAGGGAGCTTAACAGTGCGGCTACTCGATAATCAACGCCTTTTCTTGGAAATTGGAGACTTCGCGGCGTTGGGCTACAAGCCCGACACCGTGAAGGTGAATATTTCCATGCAACGCCCTGGGTGGCGTGGCATCAATTCGGAAAAGGACCCCGAAAACGGCAAGCTGCGCATTTACGAGTACTCCAGCTTGCCGACTGAGAAGCAAAAGCTGGTTCGGGAAACCATCACCAAGGGTGAAGACCCTTTGGCATGGATGCTGAAGCGGGGCCAATACGCGGTGCTACGGCAACTGTTGCCAGCAGTGCCCAAAGAAGACTTGGCCATACTGCGTGGCTACCGCATCACCCGCGAAAGCACAGACAAAAGCACGGGTGAAGTCATTACCAAGGAACTAAGCGGTCTGCCTGAAGACAAAATCAAGGCTTATGGCTTGGCGGCTCGGTGGCTGGCTTTCCTGAGTGACGCGAAATGGAAGAAGAAAGCTGAGCGAGTGAAAATTAGCCCCGCTTTCGCATCCATGCCCGAATTCATGGCCGCATGCGTGACCCTGTTTGAAGAAGACGGGGTGAAGTTGCCTAGCAACCCAAGCAAGCTGGCTGCGAAGTTGCGGGCTTACAAAGAAGAGGGTGCGGCCTGCCTTATCAGCAAGGCTTTGGGCAACACAAACCCCGAAAAAGTAGGCTACGAAGAGCTAGAATACTTGATTAAGCTGTATTCAGACAGCACTAAGCCTTCTTGGGAACTGGTCACGGCGTGGTTCAATGAGGCCGCACAGCGCCGGGCTGAACTCGGGCTGTATGTGTGGCCCACCATCACCAGTGGCACCACCAAAAAGCGGCTTTTGGCGCCCGATGTGCAGCCGAACTGGTACATGGCCCGGCATGGGTTCAAGGCATGGAAGGCTAAGTATGAATACACCATGCTTTGCTACAAGCCCACCCAACGCGACGTGCAATGGGTAATTGATGGAACTAAGGTTAACAAGCGCTACCGGAAAGACGGGAAAACTTCAGCTAAGCTGAAGGTGCTGGTGGTGATGGACGTGGCCACAGACTATTTCTTGGGCTGGTCCTTCGCGGAAACTGAGAATTCAGACGAGGTGGCCAAAGCCGTGCGCATGGCCCACCGCCGCGCTGGTGGTGCGAAGCCGCTGCAATTCCTCTATGACGGTGACTCTGCTAACCTAGCGTTTTTCGCGGGTGTGAGTGGCCTGCACTACAAAGCGATGCCGCATAATGGTCAATCTAAGACCATTGAAGGTGCTTTTGGGCGGCTACAGAAGCAGATAATGCGGGCTGACAAGAACTACACGGGCCAAAACATCACGGCTCGGGAAATCAACAGCCGGGAAAATCTCGACAACCTGAAAGAATCGGAGTTGCCCACCCTGGCTGAATGTATTGCCCAAGCTGAGTTTGAATTACACGTTTGGAACAACTTCAAAGGGGCAAAAGGTGACCGTCTGTCACCAAAAGAACTGTATGAGGCCAGCCGGAATGAGAACACTGAGCTGCTGACGCCTGAAGATGAAATGGACGCCTTTTGGGTGTGGAATGATTCACCCATTACCTACCGTAAGGATGGGTTGCGCTTCACCAAAAACCGGGTAGAAACCGTGTTTGAGGTGGTTGACGAGGTGGCCACCGACATACCGGGTATCACCATGCGGGTGCCTGACATGGACTTTCACAGTGCTTTTGTTGGCCAGCAATTCTGGGTGAAGTACGACCCCGAAAACCCAGCCAGCATGATTGGGCTGTTCGTCGGGGCTGATAAGCGCTTCATTGGCTATGCACACCCGAAAGAGGCTATGCCACGGGCATTTGCTGACTACAAAGCTGACAGCCGGGAGAAAATCAATGTGCGCTTGGCTGCCAAAGGTGAGCAAGCAACCCGCGTGGTGAACCGCCAAGCGGACATTTCTGAGCGGTTTGACGCTGAAGAACTCCTAAAGTTTGGCCAGCACCGCCGCTGGTCGAAAGACGTGGAAACCGCCGCTGAAGAAGACTTCATGCGGGAACAAGATGTGGTGGCCAAGCCGCGTCGCATGCCCACTCGGGCTGCTGAACCCGTGGCCACTAGCTCAGCCGAACACGCCAAGAAGGCTGCATTCCTGAAGACCGTTCGCTTTTCCGAATAACCAAAAAGGCCACCACGGTTGCCGCCGTGGTGGCCCGAGTCCAACCAATCATTTCACTTCAACCCCCCAAAAGTAATGTTAGAGTCACACAAACAACTGATTTCCCGCGAAGCCGACGCTTACATGGGAAAGCATAACATGAGTGCTGGCAAGTTTTCTGGCCTCACTGGTGTCAATCCTTCTTACCTGTCCTATATCCTTCGGGGTGAATGGAACACGTTCCCGGTTCAGGGTGGCAAAACCACCCAAATTGGTGACACGCACTTCCTGAAGCTTCAGCAGTTCTTGGGCATGACCTTGGAAGTGTTTGAAACTAAACCCTTCATTGATATTCTGTTTGCGCTGGTTCAGGCCAAGCAAAATGCAGGTTACGGCATCATTGACGGGAACACGGGCCAAGGCAAAACCTTCGCAGTGACCGAGTTTCAGCGCCAATACCCGGCCGGAACCTACGTGGTGAAGTGTGCCAACGCAATGACCCCGCGCAAGATGGTGCAGACCATTGCGGAAGCGGTTGGGGTGCTGCCTGTGGGTGATAACATCACCATCATTGAGAACGTGGCCGCGAAGCTGAACGCCACCCCCAATGCCCTTCTGATTTTGGATGAATCGGAAGTGATGATGAAAAAGCGGCTGGCTATCGGGTACATCAAGGACCTGTATGACAAGGTAGAAAACCGCGCTGGCATCATCATAATGGGTGCAAATGACTTGGTGGCCACCATGCGGGCTCGGGCCGCAAAGAACATCGAATCATTTCCGCAAGTGCTGCGCCGGTTCGGGGCGGAACCCGTGATGATTACGGCTGGCATTGACCGTGATGACGCGGTAGCCATTTGCAGCACCTACGGTGTCGCTTCAACCCGCGAAGTGTCGCAACTGATGGCACAGTGTGAGAACTACGGCACCCTGTTCAGCACCCTCAAAAAGCGGAAAAACGATGCTGAAGCCCTCGCCAACTAACTACCAACAGTGGCTTGCTGAAGCCGCCCGATTCTCTCAACTCATACCCCGCAAACAAGCAATGGCACACGCCAAATACTTTGAAAATGCAGTGCTGAACCAGCAAGCAAACACTACGCTGGAAGCGCTCACTGATGCCGCCGAAACCCAGCAAGGGTGGGCACAGCCAGCCAACGCAATCAACTGGCATTACTACCGCTTCACAGGTGAGCCCACGGGCCAAGAAACCAGCATTTGTGGCAAGTGGGGTGCTGATGGCATCATTCCCGATGACCTGTATGACAAGAACCACGGGTGTGCGGACCACTGCAAAGCATGCCGCGCCCTGCGCACCAAAACCAATTCCTAAACAGCCTTTATAGACCATTTATACAATGTCCAAAATTAAAGAAGCTCCCGCCAAGCGGGCTATCAAACGGTCTGTTTCGATGCACGATGTACTGAATAACAAGTACACTATGCTCGACCTTGACCCCGAGTGGCGCAAGTACATTGGCCACCCCCAAGAAAACTTCAAAATGATAGTTTACGGGGAAAGCGGTGGTGGTAAAACCACGTTCGTGATGCGCCTGTGCGTGGCCCTTACCAAGCTCGGAAAAGTGTACTACAACAGCGCTGAAGAGGGCGAAGGGGCCACCATCCAAGCCGCTGCCATCCGGTGCAATGTGAAGGAACTGTGCCCCAAAGGCTCTTTCATGCTGGGCGACCGTGACAGCTTTGATGACATGGTGCATAAGCTCAGTCAGAAGCGTTCGGCCCGCTTTGCCGTGTTGGACTCGCTGCAATACATGAACCTGACTGAAGAACAGTTCAAGCGGCTTGTAGCCCTGTTCAAAAACAAGGTTTTCATTGTGATTAGTTGGTCTAGTGGCCCTTCCCCGAAAGGCAAAGTAGCGAAGGCAGTTGAGTACATGGCCGATATAAAGACCTATGTGAGCAACGGCACAGCGGTTAGCAGAAGCCGCTTCGGGCCTACAGAACCCTTTGAAATCTACCCGCCCCGGCAAACGGAAGTGAAGAAGAAAGGCAGGCCCGCGAAGGAAACAGCACCTGAGCAAACCGCGCTGGAATTAGCGGAACCGGGTGATGAATAAGCGCAAGCCCTTTACCCGTCAAATGGCTGAACGCACCGCAAAAGGTGCCGTGCGCTTCAACCTCGGTTTCTGTACCCAGTCAGCCTTGAAAGGCATTATTCAGGATGCGGCCAACCGGCCAAAACCAATGACGCTGAACACAGAAGCACTGATGAAAATGGCCTTTGAACGGGCCAAAGCCCAAGAAATGCTGACTAAGCGGGCTTTTCTACTGATGCCGCTGCTAGGTGAATACAGCTTCACCCTGCCTGAGTCAGAAGCCCTGGTGCTGCTGCTGCTCCTGTACAAAGCTGACTTCACTGGAAAACCGGAATTGGCCTATCTGTTCACCTTCCTTCATCAAACCTTATCATGAACCACGCACAACGAGTAAAAGAACAAGATGCCACCACACGCGCCCGCTTGCTCGGGTTCCTGGGTGAAGATGAAAAGTGGTTAAGTGAGCTGATTAGCGAGAACGGAAACGACCTGCTAGAAAAGCTCTATGGCACCACCCGCGCCCGCGAAAACGCGGCCTATTCCAAGGAGTTTTGGGCGTGGTGGAATAATCAGTGGAACATCACTGACAACCTGCTAAGCCCGCTGCTGAGCATAGATAAAGATGGTGTGATGCAATACCGCAAAGCGGAAGGGCACACCGCTTTTATCCATGATTTTGAAGAGTTCAGGGCCTTCTACCATGTGCATCACCGCCTAGAGCATGACAAGGTGGTGGTGCCTGCTGAACTGGCTGCCCGCTGGGTGGTGACTGGCAAAGCTTCCAAACAATAACCCGATGAAAATAGAGGAAATCTACAACGCCGATTGGTACGCGCTGTTTGCGCCCGATGGCAGTTTTCAGGCTTTGACGCTTTGCCCAGACTTCGCTACATGTGTCGCCACCATAAGGCTTCTGCATAAGGCAAAGCTTTCAAAATCCATTCATGAACTGGGTTTGAAAGGCTACAAGGTTTTGCCAATCAAGCTCACAGTAACCCAAAACGGCTAAGCCATAAAATAACATTCAACCAATTTTTCAACCCCTATACCATTTCCAAAATGTCAACCGAAACCGCAACCACCACCGCTGTAGCCACCATCGCAACCCCGCTGCAACGGGTGTTGGGCTTGTTAGAGCGCTACTCCAACTTGGCTAGTAAAGTGGCCGCAATCAATGAGGCTGCAACAAGCCGCATAAAGCCACTGAAAGAGGCAATGGAAGAAGTGTTCACTGAGCTTCAGCAAGTGGCCAAAGAGAACCGGGCTGAACTGTTTGGTAATACCAAGACCCTCGGGCTCGACTTTGGCAGCATCGGCTTCAAGCTGCTTGATAAGAAGCTGATTTGCCCTGAAGACCTAAACCAGAAATGGTTTATGCAAATGGTTCAGGAAGCAGCACCGGGGGCCATTGATACGAAGGTGAACGACAAGCGCCTAATAATGGCCCTGGCTGTGCTGCCTGACCTGCTCAACGTCTTCAAAAAACGGAACATCAAAATCGAGCAACCCGAGACTTTTTACGTGACGCCAAAAAGGCTGAGCAAAAAGCAAAAGATACAAGAAGGTTAAACCACACTCACTAGCTATGAAACAGGGCCACAAAACGCAGATTTTCAGCGGTATTTACGAAGGTCAGTTGGCCGAAATAAAGGAGCCGCACCCGGATTTTACGGGCTTTTATAGGTGCTATATCGGACACACACAGGCCGATATAGACGCACAAAAGCAGAATAAAGCGCCTCAAAATGTGGCCTTGCTTCATACTAATCAACTCAGAGAACCCGAAGAATAAACCAAAAGCCCACCACGGGCCACCCGTGGTGGGCTTTTTTTCTAGCCCCAACATGCGTCGAATCTTCACCATTGAAAGAATTAAAACCGAATACCCCTTTGGGGTGCTGACCTGTGATGTGCTGTTACCGAGTAGCCAAACCGTCAATAAGAAGTTCGAATCGGCAATGATGTTGCCACCCGTGCTGGCCTCGGAAGGCATGTTCGACACCGACGCGGTAGAGCTAGCAGAAGGCTATATGTGGGTAACCCACATTTTCCGGCTGTATCAGTGGCGTAAAGCAGGTTTGGGCCTGGGTGTGGAACCCTACGAATTGGCCCGTATTTCCTTTTTGCCGGACACGTGGGCTGAAGCCCACGGCCTGTGTCACATGCTGGTTTCTGAGTTGAACCACGGGCCGCTTTCCGAAACGGCCCGCAAGATTCATACGATATGCAACCTGTAGCGCCCTGGCAAAACAAGCGGCTGCACGCGCTTATCAACCAGCTCGGGATTCAGCCGGAAGAAAAGGCAGCCTTTGTGCAGGCCGTAAGCGCGAAGGATGCCACCAGCTCAAAAGAGTTGCTGTTCAGCGAAGCTGCCAAACTCATTCAGCACCTTGAAACCTTGGCCGCTGGTGGCAACGAAGCCCAAGCTGAATCAGCTAACCGGATGCGGGCAAAGCTGCTGAGCATGGCCCACGAACTACGCTGGACTTTGATTGATGGCAAGGTAGATATGGTGCGGCTGAACAACTGGTGCAAAGCTCGGGGCTACGGGAAAAAGCGGCTGAACGATTACACCTATGACGAGCTGAACAAGCTGGTTAGTCAGCTCAGGATAGTTCGGGACAACTTCTTAAAGTCCCTCACCACATGAAAGTCCTGATTGCTTGCGAGTATTCAGGCGCTGTTCGTAATGCTTTCATAGCTGCTGGCCACAATGCCGTAAGCTGTGATTTACTGCCAACTGATGCACCTGGCCCCCATTATCAAGGAAGCGTTTTGGATATACTACACGAAGGGTGGGATATGATGGTGGCCCACCCTCCTTGTACCTACCTCTGCAATAGCGGGGTTCGGTGGCTGACAACAGAAGAAGGCCGGTGGGAAAAAATGAGGGGGGGGGCGGAATTCTTCGCAATGATGCTTAATGCCCCAATTCCTCGCATTTGTGTTGAAAATCCAATCATGCACAAACACGCGGTTCAGCTAATCGGCTGTCGGCAAAACCAAGTTGTTCAACCTTGGCAATTTGGACATGGAGAAACAAAGGCAACTGGGCTTTGGCTAAGAGGGTTGCCCCGATTGATGCCAAGTTCTATTGTTGAGGGCCGGGAACATAATATTCACAATGCGCCGCCAACAGAAGACAGGTGGAAATTTCGGAGTACGACTTACGAAGGCATTGCCTTGGCTATGGCCAAACAGTGGGGTAACGAAGCTCGCCTAGCCAGATTAGGAAACCAAATGGCCTTATCACTTTACTAAAATGGTAACTACACTCTATAAAGCGTCCTCTCCTAACTTACCCGGCGGCTCAATTTATTTGAGCTATAAACAAGGCCAATTGGCCGCGTTTGACGTGGCTGATACCAAGATGACACCCACCCAGCTTGGGTGGCTCCTACAGCGGCTGCCGGTGTCTGAAGCTGAAATCACCACGGCTGACCTGAGCACCCTGAAGGTAGAGCTGGTGCCGGGCCGCACGGCGAAAGACAAAATCAAGATGTTCTGTGCGGCATACCGTGACTATCGGGGGGTAACATATCAACCCACCCAAAACGAAGTGGCCAACATTAAGAATGTACCGGTGTCGGCTGATTTGCTCAGGGTATTCTTTGAATGCCCGTTGCTCGACTTCAGAATTGGGAATTATGTGGCCCGCATCAACGTCACCAAAGATTTCCTGAAGAACGGCCGTGACCTGTCAGCTAGGATGCCCAACCACTTTGATAAGGACTACTACAAGAACTGTGACGGGGAACGGCTGATGGCTTATAAGAAGCACCTGTTCTCCCTCGGTTGGCGGCATGATTCGGCCCGAAACATCTGGAAAGAGCCGGTTAAAGTGTCCAAAAACTGAACCATAAACCCCCTCTAATGACACGCAAGCCACCCTAAAAAAGAGCCCAAGCGCACGTAGCTTGGGCTTTTTCTTTACTTTAGCTCCATCATTCAACCAACTCTACTATATGAAGAAGTTTTTCAAAATCATTGGCGTGGTTCTCGCCGCATTTATTCTGATTGGCATTCTGTTGCCAGACCCCAAAAAAGCCGACGCGGCCGGTGCTACGGCCCTGGCTGAAACACCCAGCACGGAAGCCGCCGCACCTGAAGCCAGTGTTCCTGAATCGGCTGAACGGCCGGAATTGGAAGTTCTCAAAACGAGCGAAACGGCCAACGAATTTGCCCGCACCATCCATGTGAAAGTGCGCAACAACTCTGACCACCTCATTAGCTATGCCGACCTGAAAGGCGTGTACTATGATGGTAAGAATGACATTGTGGGCACTGGCATTGGGAACGCGGCCAACATTGCTGCTGGTGCTACCAAAACCATTGATATCATGTCAACGGGCATTGAGGGTGCCGACCATTACGAAGTTGAAGTAGGCAACGTGCTGGGTGATATGTAGCCCTAGCAACGTTCCATCAAAAAAGGCCACCCGGTTTGGGTGGCCTTTTTTGTTTTACTCGATAATCATTATTTCTGGCCCTGGATTCCTGCTGACGTACTTTGATACATACTTGGTAATATCCTTGTACTTGATTTGGTAGTCAACCACCAGCACTTCACAGGTGTCAAAATTGTCATCGGGGTCAGCCCCGGTGCGGTCTAGGCCCGATAGCAGCGGGCCACCATTGAAGTTTTGAAGGGCCAAGTACGCTTCTGCTTCTACGTCGTAGGTCTTCAGCTTATCCACTGCCATTGCCGCATCGGCAAACCGTAGCCGCAAGATGCCTTGACAGTGCTGAATGCCGGGGCCAAGGGTGCTGGAACGGATGGACACCAATTGGTAAAAGCAAGCTGGAAACCTCACCAGCTTTTCTGTGTCGGTGTTTCCTAGCTGATTATTCCACCGAGTTACTAGCTTTAGGGCTGGCACTTTGGCTTTCAAATGTGCTTCAATGGTGGCGAAAACTTCCTTCATGCCGTGGCGCGTTGGGTGGTGGGTGCGGTGGTGATTGGAACCATTACGGGTTCGGTGGCTGCTACAATGGCTTCTAACCGGCGAACCGAAATGCAGTGAGTGTGCTCTAGGGTTTGCAGAATTTGGCGGTAGGTGAGTTTGATAGCAGCTTTTTCCCCTCGGTTAGTGATAATGATTTCTTCCGCTTTCAGCCGGTTGTAGTCAGCCCGGATGCGCCGGTTCCGTTCATTTAGTAGAGTTTTGTCGTAAGCCATTTGGGGAAAAAGATGGGGGTAAGAGCTATCATGCAAAGATTGCGCTTAGTTCCGACTCTAGCAAAAAATTTATATTTCTGTCTAGCGTATTATTCTCACCAACAAATTGACGCTTAGGCATTGTGAAGCTTCTTTCTATGGTGGCGTTCTTGGAAAGAGCCATAAACTTCCATTTCTCGTCTTTCGTGTCCGCAAACATGGCCCAAAAGAACCGCCGCATCTTCGCTGTTACCGTGATGGATTGCTTTACCTCCCCACCTTCGTTGTGAATTTCGGCATAGGGAACGTCGGTGTGAATGGTGATGACAAGCCCACTGGCTTCCATTCGGAAGGAACGGCGCAAGCGGCCTGACATCATCAAAATAGCGCGGCCCTCCCCTGAATCCTGTTTGAACCGCTTATCACGGTTGCCAGCTTTCGTGGTACGGCCTCGGGCGGGGGGGGCAGCGCGGTCTTTCCACTTGGCCCCGTCGAAACTCTGTGACCTAAAATTGTCATCGATGTTTTCCAACACCAGTGCCCCAACTTGGCCGGGCAAGGTTTTTACCACCTTGTTCATTTGCCCGGCCAAGATTCGTAAGTCTGATATGAAGTCGTTATTCATCTCTTAAGAGTAATAGTGAAAACGGCCTTTATCTTCCTCTGATTCCACTATAGGTGGCGCTTTCGGCATTGAGTTCAGATAGCAAATCCCCAAGCTGAGGGCTACGCCGATTATGAATCCGATGACTAATTGTAGCACTTCCATTACTTAGTGGGCTTTGGGGCGTCGGCTGAAGCCGTGCGCCTGAGCAGCGGGGCCACGTCTTTTGGGACGTTGTTGTATTGGTGGCTATCGGGGAACACCACGCCCGTTTTTGGGGCGTTGTGGCCGAACTCAGGTGCTTTGATGCTCAACCCGTCAATGTCCTTTTGGGTGCTGGCTGTGCGCCCGGCCCGTGGCACCCGCACCACGTTGCACCGGCAATGCCAGCCCAACGGTGGGTAATGGGTATTCCAAAATTCATGGTCAACCGGAAGTAAAATACCGTCCAACTCCTTATGGGTGGGCCGCACCCGGTCATCATTGGCGGTGGTGTACTTCAGAAAATACTTGTCCTTGTCTTCTTGGAAGCCGGGCCACTTGGCAGCCATTTGCCCCGTGGCTACGGCCGTGTCGTACTCGGTGCGCAGCCAATTCACGTTGTAGTCCTGGTGTAGCTTCAGGGCTTCGCTTTCAAAGCTGGCATAGCTTCTAACCGCACCATCTACCACCAGCAGTTCACTCAGCTCGGTTAGTAGCTGATAGTCCTTGTTCGCGCTGAAGACATACAAGCTCTGAGTAAGCCGCCCGAGTAGCACCGCGTCTGGTGAATTCCACTTCACGGCCGCTATCTTCTGACCGTAGCCGTTTTCTAGCCCCTCGCTAAGCTGTTCAGCCGTGGCCCGGTACAGGGCCAAGAACTCAGGTGACTTCAGCATCTTCTTCACCGTGGGCTTATTGGTGTGAAGCTTCTTTAAAACGTCGTTAAACAGCTTTAAAAGGTTGGTGTCGGCAGCGGCAAGGGTAATGGGTGCGGTGGTGGCCGGTGTGGTTAAGGCACCGGCCACGCTAAAAGTCGGGTTGCTCAGGTTGGTTTTGGCAGGCTTGGCTTTGGGCTTGGGCGGTGGTGGGGTGTCCTTTTCGGGGTCGGTAGTGGGCTTGGGAGCATTGGCCGCGGCTTCTTTGGCTTTGGCCTCGTCAATCCACTTGCGCCATTTGAAGTGTAAACCGTCCAACGGATAGCCCCAAAGCTTCAGGAAGGGCCACAATTCATAGTTCACGTACTGTGAAATGAACCGCATGCGGGCCTGAACATAGTGTTCCTGTACCCGTTCATGAACCTCACCACCTGCCCGGCTGCCTGTTTCCTGGCTGGTGGCCACTTGGCCTGAAATTAAGTAGGCTATTTCGTTATTACACAATTCAGAAAGAGCCGTGTAAATCTTGGAACCATCGGTATTGCTCGACTCTACTACCGTCAATTTCTCTGATTCGTCAATCAGCACCCAGCCGTTTGCACCCACATTGGCCAAACCTTCTTCACGGGCTGATAACTCGTCTTCTTCAACGGCGCTGGTGGCAAGAGCTAGTATCGGCATGCCGAACTTCTCCGACCGCCTTGACATATCGGCGCGGCTGTAGCGCTTCCAAATGACTTCGGGCGCGGCCTTAAGCAGAATGCCAAGATGGTCCTTGCCTTCTTCATCAAATAACCGCACTTCAATCAAGAGCTTCGTGTAGTCGGCATCAATGCCCCTGAAGGGTATGCCCACGTCATCGGTGGGCCGTAGTAGCACCTGGCCAAATTCGGGCACCACCTGGTTTCGGGGTATAACGTCGAAACGGTAGAATTCACCGGCCTCGTTCGGGTAGTCGAAATTGATGAGGGTGTGCCCGTAAAAGTCGGTATCTAGCACCCTAGACAAGAAATCACTGAACCACGGCCGTTCAAATAGCTCCAATACTTCGGGGTGTTCCTTGCCGGCTCTGTCTACGATGGTGAAGCCCTCAGACAGCACCTTGTTCTTCAGCGTAGTTATCTGGCCAGTCAGGTAGTTGTCCTTCATTATCGACTGATATAAGGCAAGCAATTGGTCACGGCGCGGCCTCACAGGGTTCAACGCTTGGTCTTCAGCCCGCCGCAAGTAATCCATTTCCGCTTTCGCTCGGGTGCGCTGCATGGATGTATTTAGCGAGTCCTTCAGCCTGGGTGCACGCTTCGCTTTCTTACCACCGGCAATGGTGGCCGTGTCGGTTTTGGTGCCGTTTTTGGCGTTGGCGTCGGATTTTGCAGCCAACCGCACGCTGGGTGCGGTTGACGTTGACGTGATAAAGTAATTAGACTGCATTGGTGATGCTAGTTGAAGCTGTGGGAACGGGCTGGCTGGCTACCAACTCGAAAAAGCCGGTGGGCTTGTGGGGTGCTACCTGAGCCAGTAGGGTAGCGGGGTAAATCGGGGTTGCTTTTGGCGTTCTGTGCCAACTCTAGCCACTTCAGCGCGGCTTTGTAGCGGGTTTCCCGAATCTCACTGACCATGCGAAACGTCACGCGGGGCAATAAATGCCACAGGGTAACATCTACCATAATCATCACCAGTTGGGCATTTCGGGCCGAACCTGCGAGCGCAAAGGCGGCTTCCATGTCGAAACGGCCGCGTAGGTAGCTGGCCACTTCCGCTTCAGCGCTACGCTCTGCAAGCTCCAAAATGGACGGTTCTGGTTCGGGCGCGGGTTCGGGGTCTTCCTCTGGGTCTTCTTCAGAATCGGTGGGAACCTCACCCAGCACCGGGTTTTCTTCTAAAATTGTGTCTAAATCTTCTTGGCTGATTTGGGCCAAATAGTCTTTGTGGGTTAAAAAGCTCATGACATGCTACGTGAAGTGTTTTTGCGAAAAGTGCCAGTGCGTGATTTTTTGCGGCCACTGAGCCGCCCTATTTTTTGTAGTTTCTCCCATGCTGATTGGTCAGCATCCGGCCCGTCATCGTGGGCAGCACCTTCTTCCCATGCTGTGAGCTGCTCGACACTGGCAATCATGTCAGGGTCATCTTTTTCGTCTATGTTGTAGACTACATCACCATTTTCATAGGTAGTTGTCATGCTACCTATGCGGTCGTTTTTGTCACCTTTTTTGTCGGTGTCGTATTTAATGAAATTGGTAATGCCGTATTTCTTGGCTGCCTTATCAATCTCTGGCTTCAGCAAAAGCTTCTGGGTAGCGTTGGCCTCGACATAGCACCGGAATTTTACCCGCAATTGCGGCGGAAGGCTGGTGTAGAAGCTGAACCACCAATCAATGGCCTTGCCTGCTGTCTCTCCTTGCCGGTGGTAGACTTTCAGCTTTGCCAGTCGGTTTCCCCACTTTGCCCAAGCGGGAATTGAAAAGAAGTCTGATTTCTTGCCGGTGGAAAAAGAGGGGTCACCATACATCACAATGGCGTCAAAGTCTGTCCAATCTTTGGGCAGCTTTTCCCACTTAATATCCTCCAGCTCGAACACGCCCGCATCTTCTTGTGGGTCGTTTTGCCACTCGGTTTCAAAGGCTTTCCAGCCCACGTCCTTTCGTAGTGCATCGTAGAATTCACGGGAGTATCGGTTCCAACTCGGCACCCCGTTTTCATCTAAGGCGTTGACCTTGCTGTGATACCAGTGCGGCCGTTCGGCCACCAGCGTTGCCAGAATGCCGTTTTTAGCAATCCGGTTGTTCACCAGCAGAAAGCGAGAAATACCGGTGTCGCCTGTGCCCAGCACGGCCCGGTAAAGCCAGTCAACCGATTCCCGAACGCGGGAAGGGCTCTTTTTCATTTTGTCATCATCCAAGTCGTCACAGATGATGAGGTCAGGGCGGCTGTTGCCAAAGCGGGTACCACGGGGCTTTTCACCCATGCCAAGGGCCACAAACGCCACCCCTTGCAGCGTCACAAACTCCCCTTGTTCCCATGAACCGTCCTTCACGAACGGCCCAAAGTCGTTAATCAAGCGCGGGTTTACCTCTAATTCAGCTTGAACGTCCTGAAGTAATCGGGTGGCCGTGTTGTTGTTGCTGCCTATCAGCATCATTGTATTCACTTGCCGTGGCTCCTGAATCATTAGCCAAATAGGTAGGATAACATCGGCATTCACCGACTTTGCCGAACCCCTGAACCACTCCCATATTCCCTTGAACATGGGGTTATTCTTGACCTCATTGGCCGCTTTGATATGGAAAGGAGCCGATGGGGTAATGTTGCCAGCCTTGTCCTTCGCGTAGTGTGGGAAGTAGTAAGTGACCAAAAAGCCGTAGTCAGCCCGCGCCCTGGCCTTGCGGGCTTCCCGTTCGTGTTCGGGTTCGTTGGCTTCAGTTAGGCGCTCAGAACTGATTTTGAGTTTCAGTTCGTCCCACCTGGCCTGAAGCTTCTTAATGTTGGAAGATGGTGAAGCCATAAAAGCCGCTGTGTGGCGTTAGAAAGGTTCGGCCCGTACTCTGCCACCCGTTTAGTGGTGTGCGTGTCGTGACGGGGCTGTTAAAGGGTGTTTAAATGCCGGGGCGTGCTTAGGCTTAGCCAAGGCTTTTGAATTTGTGAGCCATGAAGCTGTCTACCCTTGGTAGCATTCGCTTGGCTTCTTCGGGGCTGGATTCAAAAAGCCACGTCATCAATTCTTCCACTACCTGCATGTAGGTATCGGCTGCCAGCTTCTTATCAAGCTCACTGATGGACTTGGTAATCATCTTCACCGATTGAACCTCGGTGTGCGTCATCGGCCGCCGCTTGCCCTGGGCATCTACAGCCGCTTCTTTGATAAGCGTGAGCTGCTGGTATAGCTCGGTTATCATTTGGGGCCGTGTGGCCGTGCGGGCTCCTTTTAGGGTTTTCCACCCACCATCATTGGCCCACGTCGAAAGGGTGTTTTCGCTCACTCCGACACGGGCCGCCAATTCCTTTTGGCTTTGGTCGGAATGCAGAAATAGGCTTAGGGCCAATTCCTTCTTGTCTTTTGTGGTCAGTGCCATAGGCTTCTTTTTAGGACAAAGGAAGCCTGACGGGTAGGGGGTTGGCCAGTGTGGATTTTGGCCGTGCGTACACAGTGGCCGCACCACTGCAACGGCTGTGCGCGCCTTGGAAATGAAGGCTTTACGTGGGTTTTGGGTGGCTGTAGTATTGCATTCTCAAACAGCCCAACTAGCCCCAATTCCTGAATGGCCCGCTTTGTACTTACTGACGAAACCGTGAACTGCTACGGCTTCCGCACACTCACCAAAGGAGTCGATATAAAAGGCTTCCTGAAAAACTCCGTGATGCTCTTTATGCACATGCGGGGAATGGTGATTGGGAAGTGGGAAGATGTGCAGGTATCGAAAGAAGATGCAAACGTGACCGCTGAAGCGGTTTTTGACCTCACAGACCCTTTCGCCGCTGGCATTGCCAGCAAGGTTGACCAGAAGATGCTAAACGCATGCAGCGCTGGCCTTGACCCGATGGAATGGTCTGAGAAGCCTGAACTACTGGTGGCTGGCCAAACGCGTCCAACTCTCACCAAAAGCATTCTGAATGAAACAAGCATAGTGGACATACCGGGCAACAAAGGAGCCCTTCGCTTGAAACTGGGCGATGGCCTGTGGCTGACTGATGACGCCGCCGCCAATGCCGACACCCTCAACAAGTTTTTACCAACCCTCACCCTCAAAACCGCCGAACGGATGGATGAAATTTTATTGGCCCTTGGCCTCGCTGCTGGCAGTACGCCCGCACAGGTTGTGGCCGCAATCAATCAAATCAAGCTGAGCGCAGCCACTACCAATGCTGATACCATTATCAGCCTTGCTGAGCAAGTGGGCTTGGTAGATGCCGGCAACAAGGCAAAGTTCGTGACCCTGGCTAAGTCCAACCCCGAACTCTGCCTTCAGTTCCTCGACTTCGCAAGCGTGGGCAAAAAGGCTGAAACGCCCGTGGCCCCGGTGGCACCCGCCGCCCCAACCGTGACGCTGGCCGCCGTGCTGAAGGATGTGAACTCGCAAAATCAGAGCCCCGGCCTTCAGCTCAGCGACGAACGCGCCAAGTGGACTATGCGCGATTGGGAGAAGAAAGATTCCAAGGGCCTGACTGCTCTGAAGCTTTCCAACCCGGCCACCTACACCGCGCTTTTTAAAGCGCAGTACGGCTCGGAACCCAAGCTGTAAGCTCAGGCGAGCAACCCCAAAAGGAGAGTTTAAGCAGCCAGCGCGAATGCGTAGACGGGTGCTTAAACTCTCCGAAAGTGTCCCAAAAGCAATCTATAATTCACGTTAAACACCCACTTTTTCACCTCTAAACTGGATGAAGCTTAACTTCAAAAACCTTCTTTTTAATGCAATTGCGGCCCTTTTGCTGGCTTCTGTGATTGCAACTTACTTGGGCGGAAGCCCGGTAGTTACCGCACTGGTAATTTTTGGCGGTGGTTGCTTGCTTCCCGCCCAACCCGCCAACGCGAAGTTCAGCCTTGCTTTTGCCGGTGTTCAGCAAGCCATCTGGGTAGATACCATTGAGGAGAATATCTACGCCGATAACCAGTTCATGATGCAGTCGCGTGATGATGGCGCCTTTTTAGAAGGCCGCACCGTGAAGCTGAACCAAGCTGGCAACAAGCCCGGTGTGAAGAAAAACCGCGTGTCACTGCCCGCCACGGCCACCAAGCGTGAAGACACGACTGCTGACTACGATATTGACGAGTACACCACCGACCCGATTGTAATTGGCAAAACGGAAGAAATTGAATCCAACTACGACAAGCGCCAATCGGTGCTGTTTGACCACACCGAGATTCTGAAAGAAAGCGTGGCTGAAGGCATGGCCTACGTTTGGTCCCCTAGCATCGGTGTCAACATCATTCGCACCACTGGTGCTGGCCGTGACCCTTACAAGATTTTCCAACTCGGTGCTGGCAAGGTTGCCCGCCGCCGCATCTTGGCTGCCGACATTAACCGCGCTGCTGCCATTCTGAACTCTCAGAACGTGCCCCAAGGTGACCGCTACATGCTGATTGATTCAATGCTGGTTCAAGACCTGCTGGCTATTGAAGAATACACCAGCTTGGAAAAAATCGGCAAGGCGGTTCTGGTTGAAGGTGCTATCGGCAAAGTAGGCGGTTTCACGGTTTTCGTGCGCAGCTCGACCGTTGTTTACGACAACGACGACAACACGAAAATGGACTTCTCGGAGGCCACCAGCTCGAATGACAACATCTCTACCCTGTTCTGGCATAAGAACTACGTGCGTCGCTGCTTTGGCGGTTCCACGAACGGTGGCATTGAGGTGTTTGAAGATGCTGGCAGCAACGGCAACGGCAACCCGCTGTTTTTCGGCACCGTGATTTCTGCTTTGGTTCGCAGTGGTGGCCGCGCCGCCCGCACCGACGAACGCGGTATTGTGGCCCTGGTTGAAGACCACGCCTAAGCGGTAGCACTGCCTTCAGATGACTAACAACGTGGTGACGGGCCTAATGGGTGGCCCTTTGGGAATGCTATTCGCCGTGCAGCTTGGCGCGGTTGGCGCAACGAATTTGCTTGGCGCGGCTGTGTACGCTGCCGTAGGTGCCACGGTGGGTTTCGTCACTACGTTGTTGCTGAAGCGTTTGTGCAAGCGGTTTAATATCAATATCGACTAGATGAAGACGGTTCTTTTTACCATCCTGGCTTTGCTGGTGGTGGTGGTGGGGTTCGCCCTGCTGTTCGACAAGCTAACCACGGGTAACACCCAGCGAGTGCAGGCCCGGCTAAAATGCCTGCTCAGCCAACGTGGTAAAGCTGCTGGCCTGTTCGGCTTCGTGGTGCTGTGGTACGCCTACCCACTGATTGCCGACCTAGCCACCGATGATGGCCAAGCACCCGCACTGATGGATGTGGGCGTGTTTCAAACTCTTTTGCTTGCCACCATTCGTGGGCTGGTGATTTTCAGCTTTGGCAAGCTCTTTCTGAAGCATGAAATCACCATTGTTCACCGCTTCCTAACTCGGGGCTCACGGTTTGTGCGGGCCTTTATCCTACTCACACCGTGGCAAAAACATCTGCTTACCGCTATTTACTTGTTTGGCTTCTTGTTCTTGTTTGCCACGCTAACGCGGTAGCCACCGGCCCGGCCACCAGCACCGCCAAACGGGAGGCACTGGGTAAGGTTTTCAGTGCGGAAGTTGGGGTAATGGAATCCGGCTGTAGCAATTGCGGCCCTCGGGTAGAAGCCTACCAAGCCGCATCCGGCAACCGCCGTGGTGAAAAATGGTGCGGGAGCTTCGTTTGCTGGTGTCTCAAAAAAGTCGGCATAAAGTGCCCGGCTGGTGCTGGTCGAGCTGCCAATTTCTTTCCCGCTTCCAAAGTCATCTATTCCCGTGGGTTCACGAAGCAAAAGCCTCAAAAAGGTGATTGCGCTGGATTCTACTACTCCAATCTAGGTCGTATTGGCCACGTCGGATTTGTAGAAAAATGGGGTGATGATTATGTCGTCACGGTAGAAGGCAACACCGGTGGTGGCTCGGGAGTGAACCGAAACGGTGATGGTGTCCACCGAATGCGCCGCCTACGCTCTCAAATTTCAATAGTGTCCTGTTGGATTCCCGAATGAAAACCCCGCGCTTCAAACTCCGCACCCTCGCCCATGCAGTAGCCTCGACAGTGGTGAAAGCGGTGCTGATGTTTGTGGCGCTGTGGGCCGTGGCTGGGTGCGCAACCACCCGGCCACTCACCAGCACCGAAACCGTGATAACTGATTCTACCGTGCTCAAGCAAGCACAACGGTTGGTAGCGGTTTCGGTGCCCGGTGATTCGGCCAAGATTACAACTCGACTGAGTTACGATGAAGCCACCGGCCTATTCCGGCCCGTGACCATCTACAGTCACAGTGGCCGCACGCGGTTGGCCTTCACCTTGGATGCTTACGGCTTCCTTCAGGCCAACGCGGTCACGGTGCCTTTTGTGGCCCAAGTGCCGGTGACCGATACCGAAATCACCCGCACCCACAAGGCCACCAAAACCACGAAAACGGAAGTGCCTGTGAAAGCGCCGTTGGGCCGTTTCGTCTGGTTTTGCATCGTCTTTACGGTGCTGGCTTTTGTGGGTGCCGGGCTTTGGCTTTACACCCGATTTTCCAACCTTTCACGCTTTATCAAGTGAACAAAAAAACATACACGCTTGCGGAGCTGGTGGAACGCTCGGTGCCCTACTTCGCAAGCAACCCCGATACGCCCTACCTGCTGGCCACCACGCACAAGGGCAAATTCTACCTTCCCGATTTTGAGAGCTACGCGCAACACGCCGTGGCCAAGGACCGGGAAGGGGAAGTGCTGGTGATTGACCGGGAACTGATTTTGAGACCGGTGGGCATGAGCTTCGAAGACGCTTTGGCTGAAGCGGGCTTGGTGATGGTTCCGGTTAATAACCCTGACCACCCGTTTGTAAATGGCATCTTGTTGCCTGCTGACAAGGTGTTGCCTGCTACCCTGGGTGAGCTGGTGGCCACGGCTACCCACTTCACTTTTCCTGAACCGGCCGCGCCTGTCTCGAAACCAGAAGGAGTGAATATCACCCTTGACACCCGTCCGCTGAAGGCTATTGTTGACGCCGCTGTGAAGCGAGTGACGGAAGCCACCGCTGAAGCACCTGCTAAGCGCAAATACTCGCCTCGGGCCGCTAAGCCCGCCGCTACGGCTACGGCCACCAAAACCAAGGCTACCACCAAAAAGACCAAATAAGTGCGTCCTAACGTAAAAATTGCACTTGGAAACGGGCAACTAGGCCGCCAAGTGGACAGCGCAGATGGAACCGCCCTGCTGGTGGTGGGGCTTCCCACCGACTACCTGGCTTCCATCCTCGCTAATAAGTTCTTCAGCCGCCGTGACGCGGAAGTAGCTGGCTTCACAGAAGCGGCCGATGCTGAGCACAACGCTTTGGCTTGGGAGCACATTAAAGACTTCTATGAAGAAGCCGGTGAAGGTACCCCGCTGTATGTGTTGCCCTTTGACAACACCTTGACATTAGAAGACGTGTTCACTGCTAGCGAAGGCGTGAACGCGGCTCTGCTGAACCTGCTTCAGTCGGAAGGCGGGGTGATTCGCATTATGGCCGTGGCCCTGAACCCGGTGCTGGCTGAAGCCGCTGGTGTCTCGGGCGTAACGGCTGATTTGCTTGCCGCCGTGCCATTGGCCCAAGCGTTCGCCGTGGCTGAGTTCAACCGCTTCCGGCCGATTGACGTGGTATTAGAAGGCCGCGCCTTCAGTGCCACCGCTGCTGCTGCCTACGACCTGCGCACCCTGGCTTCCAACTCAGTTGCCGTGACCATTGGCCGTGACCAACTACGGGTGGCTGAGCTGGTGGCCTCGGGCGTTTCGGTGGCCAGCAAGTTTGCCGCCGTGGGTGGGGTGTTGGGCCGTTTGGCAGCCAGCCCGGTTCAGCGCAACATTGGCCGGGTTCGCTCGGGCAAGCTGAAAGGCATTACCCAAGCCAGCCTGTCAGGCGGTTCTTTGGTCAGTTCGCTTGCGGACACTTCGCTAGACGTGCTGACTGACAAAGCCTACATTTTTCCCCTCATTCACCCTGGCAAGGACGGGTTTTTCTACAACGATGACCCAACGTGTGTGAGCGTGGCCGATGACTACGGCTACCTCAAAGACAGCCGGGTTATCAAGAAAGCCGCCCGCATTGCCCGCGCCATCTATTTGGAAGAGCTGAATGATGATGTGTCGGTAGACCCGACCACGGGCAAGCTGGGTGCCATTGAAATTGCCCGCTTTCAAAACGTGCTGGAAAGTGCCATTGAAACCGCAATGGTGGTGACGGGTGAAGCGGTGGCCGTGTCGGTGTATGTGGACCCAAACCAGAACGTGACCGCTACCGACAAAATCAAAGCGGTGGTGCGCATCACCAAAAAAGCCACGGCCAAGTTCATCACGGCCACCGTGGAATTCTTCAACCCTTTCAATTCCTAACCAGTGATTAACGGCAAAGAATATTCTTGGCAGGACATTCAAATAGCATTCCTTGGCCGGGTGGTGCTGGGTGTCACGGAAGTCAAGTACAAAGAGAAAACGGCCCGCGAATTCATCTACGGCACCGGCCGCAAGCCGATTGCCTACGCAGATGGTCAGACGGATTCGGACGGTAGCCTGACCATCCTGCAATCAGACTTTGAAGCAATGGTGGCTTCGGCGCTGGCTGCTTATCCCGGCCGCACCATCACCACGCTCCCGCCTTTTGATTTGATTGTCATGTTCATTCCTGACATGGACAATCCGAAAATTGTGAAGGACGTGATTAAAGACGTGCTGTTGGGTGAGTATGAAAAAGGCGGCAAAGTGGGTGACCTGAACATGCCCGTCACCTTGCCTTTTAAGTGTTCGGAAATCAAACTTCAAATGTCACTCTAAGCCGGTAGCCAGCCGGGCCGTGTCCGGCTGGCTATCTCTTTAAATACCCTTTAAACGGCAAAAGTTGCCACCTCTGCCTTTTTTAATTATTTCCCCAAAAATGGACAATCTGAATACGCTTGATTCCGCCAACGCTGGCGCTCACACCCACCCATTCACCAGCGCCACCGGCAACACCGAAGCCGCCGCCGTGGCCAACTCCTTTGCTGGTTCGCCCGCCTCGACTGCCCCCGCCCTGACGGACAAGGATGGCAATCCCACCGAATACCAACTTGGCTTGTGGGCTCGGGAGCACGGCCGCAAAATCAAGGTGGTGGAAGTAGATGGAAAGCTGGTGTGCTTCAAACACCCGCCCCGCTCGATTGTGGAAGCGGCCAATGACGTGCTGATGAAGACCAAAAAGGTCAGCCAGTATGTGAAAGTCATTTTCTCCAACTGCCAACTGAATTTCATTCAGGAAATGGCCGAAGATGACGAGTTGTACCACGCCGTTTCGCAACGGGTTGATGAAATCATCACCAGCAAGGTTGCGACACTAAAAAACTAATTGATGAAGCGGAAATCACCGCGCAAACCAGCTTCATCCGAATAGTAAACGCGCAAATCCGCTACTACTTCCGAATGTCACCAGCGGACGTGGACAACCTCACCGATGAGAAGTGGGCTGAAATGTATGCCGACTTAGAGTGGGTTCGGACGAAAGAAGCGGAAGCAAACAATTCACAAAAGGCACCCACCCAGTAAGTGGGTGCCTTTTCAATTTTAAACCAGCATGAGAGCTTATCAGTGGGTTTTGAATCTGGTGGACAAAGCCAGTGGCCCAATGCAACAGATTTTGCAGAAGGCTGAGAAAATGTCTGGTGTTTTCGACAAGGCCAAAGCCGGTGCCAAGTCACTAGCCGTGGGCATGATGCTGGCTAACCAAGCCGCTCAGGGCATAAGCACGGCCGCGAACACGCTAAATTCAGCAATAGAACCGGGAGTCAAGTTTCAACAAAGCTTGGCTGATTTATCGGCCTTGACTGGCCAGACGGGCAAGGATTTGCAAAGCTTGGGGATGCAGGGCCGGGATATGTCACTGATGCTCGGTGGCAGTGCGGCCGACAACATTGAAAGCTACAAGGGTATTTTGGGTGAGCTGGGGCCGCAAATGGCTACCAATAAAGCCGCAATGGCCAGCATGGGTGCTTCCGTTGGCATCCTGGCTAAATCGATGAAGGGTGATTCAGTGGGTTCAATGAAGGCGCTTACCACGTCCCTTCAGCAATTCAATGTGGACTTGAAAAACCCCGTCACGGCCGCTAAGGCAATGACTACGGCCATGAACGTAATGGCAGCCGGTGCCAACGCGGGTGCGGCTGAAGTGCCCGATATAGCCGCCGCTATTCGCGTGGCTGGTGTGGCTGCTTCGGGTGCTCGGGTGTCGTTCATTGAGACAAACGCCGCTATTCAGGTGCTTGCACAAGGTGGCCTGAAAGGAGCTGAAGCCGGCACCGCTTTGCGGAACGTGCTGGGCAAGCTGGGCGAAGGTCGGTTCTTGCCAAAAGAGGTGCAAACCGAACTGAAGGCCGCGGGTGTGAACATTGCCACGCTGGGTGATAAGTCCAAAAGCTTTGCCGCTCGACTGACTGAGCTGAAGAAAATTCAGGGTGATTCGGCTTTGGTGACCAAGCTGTTTGGTACTGAGAATTCCAACGCCGCCAACATCTTGCTTCGGGGCACGGGTGCCATGCTCACCTACCAAACTGCCATCACCGGCACCAACGCGGCCACCGACGCCGCCCGCATCATCATGGACACCCACGCCGGTCGGATGGACAGGGCGAAAGCACTATGGGAGAATCTTGGAATCTCGGTTTTCCAAGCCACTGAACCCTATTTGGGCTTCATTCAAGGTTCCGCGAAAGCGGCCGTGATGGTGTCGCAAATGATACCCTTGCTTCAGATGGTGGGCACTGGCTTTATGGCCGTGGTTCCTGCCATTTGGAAGTTCGTTTTCGCTCAGACTGCTTCGGGCCTGAGCATGCTGAAGAATCTTGGGTTGATGGTCAGCACGGGCGTTCTCGGGCTTATCAGCTTCTCGGGAAGTCTGCTAGGTGCTACCGTTGCTCAGTGGGCATTGAACGCCGCTATGAGTGCCAACCCAATTGGATTGGTGGTGGCCGGGCTGGCTTTGGTGGCTGGCGCGGTGTGGGCTATCATGGCAAATTGGGACGTGCTGAAGGGGTGGATGTGGAACCTAACCCAAACGCTGCTGAAGCTTAGCCCTTTTTACTGGCTGGTTAAAGGCGCTTTTGAGCTGTTTCCAAGTCTTGAAAAATGGTTCACGGGCCTTTGGGATAGGGTCACCAGCTTCGCAAAAAGCTTGGTGGGCAAGTTCAAAGGGCTATGGGATACCATAGCGCCCTACCTGGGCCTGGGCACTATGAAGGTGGGCAACATTGACGCAAAGCTGATGGTGGCCGGGCCGAAAGAAGACCCGTTTGCGACTGCTGGTGGCAAAGCTCAGGCAATCGGGGCCGGTGGAAAGGCCGTGAAGATGAAAGCCGACAAGGTGGCCAGCGGTGGCAGCAAGCCAACCACCGTGAACATTACGATTGGCAAGTTTCAGGACTCGGTGAACTTCTACACCCAGAACATGACCGAGAACGCAAACGATGCGGTGAAGCTATTTGAAGAGGCTTTGGAACGGGTGATTAACGGCGTAAGCCAAGGAGTGGGCATAGCGTAATGGAGGAAAGAACCAACAAGCCCGCTGGCTTCAATGCCAACATTTTCACCGGCCTCGGAAACCCGTTGCTGGTGCCGTTCCCCAAGGTGCTTCGCGGGGGCAGTGAAGAGGTCAACACACCGGCCGAATTCACGCCCCCGCCTGCTCACCTGCTGGGCAACCCCATGTACTTCCGGCTGAAGCTCGATGACGTGTGGTTGCCCAACGAACCGCTAATCACGCTCAGTGGCTCAAAGGTGATTGTGAAGACCCCAATAGCCGGTGGCAATGGCACGGTGAAGGAAATGATTGGGGAAGATGACTACAAAATCAGCATCAAAGGCCGGGCCGTTCGGGAGGTGGCCGAACGCTACCGGGATGCCGGTGGGCTGGTGCCCGATGACTACCCGGAAGAATGGATGCGCACCCTTGCCCGGCTGTGGAAAATCAATAAAGATGTGTCCTGCCAATGCCAGTTGCTCAGCTATTTCAACATCACCCGGTGTGTGATTGAGGACATAACCTTTCCACCTGTGCCCGGCGAATCGGGAAGCTTTTACTACGAAATCAACGCCGTGTCTGATGAAAGCTCGGTGGCCAAACTAATCCGCAAATGAGTCTTTTACTTACCTGCAAAGTGACCGTGGGTGACCTGGTTTATACCAAGGTGAGCGGCTACGAAGCCGAATCATCTTGGAAAACCTTGGGTGATTCGGCTACGGTGAAGCTCTATGGGATTGCGCAAGTGGAAAACCCAGACGGGAGCTTGGGTGACCGGGTGAAGGTTGAAGACGTGGTGAAGGTGGGTGACCGGGTGAAGGTTGAGCTGGGCTACGATGGTGAGCTACGCACCGAGTTTGAAGGCTACGTGGCTGAAATCAAGCTGAGCATTCCGTTTGAAATCCGGTGTGAGGATGAATATTGGAAGCTGAAGCGCAGCCCCGTCAATAAGACGTTCAAAAACACCACCCTGAAAAAGCTGCTGGCTGAGCTGGTGCCGAACGTGAAGCTTTCCGACTCGGTGCCCACGCTGGCCATTGAAGCTTTCCGCGCCGATAGAACCACCGTGGCCAACGTGCTACAGAAGATTAAGGAAAACTACTTGGTGTGCGCCTACTTCCGAAACGGCCGCTTGTTCGTGGGCTTGCCCTACACCGAATTCACCAGCACCAACGGGCCTGAAGGCTCGGTGGCCAAGTACGGTTTTCAGCAAAACGTCATCACCGATGATTTGACTTACAAACGCACAGAAGACGTGCGCATCAAAGCAAAGGTGGTGGCTTACCACAAGAACGGAAAGAAAACCACGGTGCCCGACGTGGGTGATGTAGACGGGGAAGAACGCACCATCATTCTTCGCACCGAAACCACTGACAAGGCTGAGCTGAAGCGCCTGGCTGTGCAGAAGCTTTCCGAATTCAAGTACGATGGTTACCGGGGCAAGCTCACCAGCTTCGGGGTGCCTTACGTGATTCACTCGGGCATTGCCGAACTGAATGACGAGCTGCACCCCCAACGCTCGGGCCGCTACTTAGTCGATTCGGTGAACACCAGCTTTGGCCCTGAAGGCTTCCGCCGCACGGTAGAACTTGGTAAACGCGCCCTGCTATGAGTCTGGAAACTGCCTTTCAAAAATTGCGGTCCCTGACTGACCAACCGCACCCCATCAAAACGGGCACGGTAACGGCCGTGAACCTAAAGACCCTCACTTGCGACGTTGACCCCGATGACGAAGGGGCCGAACTACCGGGTGTGCTGCTGCGCGCCGTGGAAATCGACGGGAAGGCCACGGGCTTCACCGTGATTCCGGCCAAGGGCGCAAAGGTGGTGGTGCTGATGCTCGACCAAGATACCGCCGCCCTGGTGCAAGCCAGTTCGGCCAAACTGCTGACCGTGGCCACCGAGAACGAAAGTCTGAAAGCCATACTGAAGGACACGTTCGCCGCTATTGGCCGGATGAAGTTTTTAACGGCTGCGGGTGGCCCTACAGTGCAACTAGTAAACGCCCTTGAATTCTCCAATTTGTCTTCACGCCTCGACAACCTACTACACGAATAATGGCACTAAATAAACCGGCCTTTAAAGATGGTTTAAAGGGACTCCTTATAAGACTCAATTCTGAAGAAGATGAGGAAGCCTACTTGGATAAGTACTGTGATGGAGTCACAGACTTAGTGGCCGCTTTGGTGCTTTCGGCCACCCCAACGGGCACAGTAAACACCACGGGAACGGCCGCCGCACAAACGGGCCAACTACTCAATGGCAAGCTGACATGAAGGTTTTTGACTTGCTCACTGATGCCGATGATGATTTGATGATTCGCGGAGGTGACCTCGAAATAGGCGAATCGACGGAACAGCACCAACGGCACTTGCTGCTTTCGGAAAAGGGTGATTGGCGCCGCACTCCTTACGTGGGTGTGGGCATTCGCTCGCTGCTGAATGATGACGCGCCGGGTGGCGTGGTGGTGGCCGAAATCCAAGAGCAAATGGAATTGGATGGCCAGAACGTCACGGCACTTGGGCTGGCCACCAACGGTGATTTGAACCTACAGGCTTACTACAAGGACAATGCTTGAAATAAGGGTATCTGAAGGCCAAAGCTTGCTTGACGTTTCGCTTTGGCTACTTGGTGGCACCGATGCACTGTATGTGCTGGCTGATGCCAACGGGCTTGCAATCACAGACACGGTGGCCGCTGGCCAAGTGCTGAAGGTGCCAAATGAATTGGCCGTGAATCCTGAGCTGGTGAGGTTCCTGAAGGAAAAGAACGTGACGGTGAACACGACCAACCTTGTTCCGGTGCCCGAGCTGGAAGAAGATGAATTAAATGATTGGGACGAAAATGATTTTACACCTACTGACTTTTTCTAGAAATGGGTATTTGGGCTGATTTGATTAACACGCTGACAGGAGACAATTTTGTCACTGGTCGCAAAAACACTGCGGCTAATGCTCGGGCCGTGCTCACGGGCGTAGCAGATGCCGTGGCCTTTTTGGAAGGCTTGGCCCGTGGTGCTAAAATCCTTCACGGTGCGGGTATTCCTGATGCGGCTAAAGGCATTGAAGGTGATGCCTATTTAGATTCCACCACATCTGATTTCTACTTCAAAGAAAACGGTGATTGGGATTTAGTGGTGGTGTTGCGCGGCAAGGATGGTCTTGATGGCAAGCCCGGTCGAAATGGCCGGACGCCCGTGCTAGGCATTGACTACACCGTGACCAATGGCACTGATGGGAAATCAGCCTATGAAGTGTGGTTGGCAGCGGGCAACGTGGGTTCAATGGCTACCTACCTCGAAAGCCTGAAGGGACGTGATGGAGAAGACGGGACCGTGGGCAGCAAAAACCGCTTTGAATCCTACGCACCCAGCACGGAGCTTGCCCCCGAAGGTGACGCATGGTTTCACACCATTAGCGCAACCAAGCTGGCCATTTATGACAGTGCCGGTGCCGACCCCGTGACACCCGCCAACGGCGTTTGGCGGTTGCGCTTTACCTCGCCCGACCCCGTGACGAACACCACTGGCACGGGTGGCAGCACCAATGGGGTGACGCTCACCAGTTCGGGGGACGGTACTAAGTACTTGGCCAATGATGGTTCATATAAAACCATTTCGGCGGGCACCACCATTGTTCCTGAGCAAGATTTGAGCAGCAACAGCACCACGGCTGTTCCCTCGGTTGCTGGGGTGCGGAAAACCACGGGTGACCTGGCTTATCTAACCACTACAGCCAAAGCCGATTTCGTTTCCGCCCTGAACGAAGTGAATTCCAAATCGGCAAGTGGGGGCACGGTGAAGAGCATTTCCATTGGCACTAATGGCAATCCATTGCTTCCCGATGCCACCAATAAAAATGTGGTATTGCCGCTCACTGAAGTCAAATATTTTGAAGGATTCACGGTGGTTGACATTAACCACATCGAGAATGACAATTATTGGTCAAACGCGACAAACCAATATACCGGGCCTGCTTTGACGACTAATCACCGGGCCATTCACGAGCGGTATGCTAGCGCAAGCTTGCGCGGCGCTCTTTACTCCACAAATGGCCAAGGTTCGGTGAACCGCTACCTTACAACTTAAGCACTTATGTATTTTCATTCCGCTTCAGGAGATTTGATTTTTGGCCCTAATGGTGGCATTTTGGAAGTCACGGAAAGGCTTAGAAGTTTTGCGCACAGCATCGGGCAAACGGCTTATCTATTTCCGGTTATTCCTGGTGCGCAGTCCATTGCTTTCTTCATTCGTGGCAGCGGTTTCACGAACGGCAATGGTGTCAGCCAATTTTTGTTTGACAACCGCGAAGGGTACAATGCTTATTGGTATTCGAGCGGCTTTGCCAATTTGAATTTGCTGCGTGTGAACGGTGATACGGCCATTTTCGCCGCTTCCGGCTTGGCCGATTTGAGTGGTAACGTGTGGCGTAAAGTGTATTTGGAAGCCGGATTAGATTCTAACTTTTATTTGGCTTGCCGCTACTCGCAAACTGAATTCTTGGTGGCCCATGATATGTCGGAAGTCACCGTTTACGGTAGACTTTGGAACGGGCAAGAAACGTCGGACACAACTGGCTATTTGCCCGAATCGGGCATTTTGGCGAAGTACGACTTCAGCCAAATTTTCCCCGATGGCCAAGGAAATTATTTTGTACCTGACACTTCCGGCAATGGTTATCACGCCAAAGTAGTTGGCGCACTTCCCACTTTGTTTTCTGCTTAAATCAATGGCCAGAACGATACCCGTCATTTATCAGAGCATCTTGGATGCTATTGCCGCCAAGCCTGAGCTGGCGCAGCTCACCAGCCCTTCAGCCGTGTCAATCTTCCGGCTGATTGCTTACGTGGTGGCCACCGTGCTTTGGGTACACGAAAACATCTTTGACCGTCATTTATCCGACGTAGAAGCCGCCTTAGCACGGGCCAAGCCGGGAACAACCAAATGGTATGCCGACCAAGTAAAGAAATTTCAGCTTGGCGACACTCTGTTGGTTGATGACGAAGGCATCCACTACCCGGCTGACTCGACTGGCCTGAAGCTGGTGACGCAAGCCACCGCCAAAGAGAACGCGGCCACGGGCCAACTATTCATCAAAGTGGCCACCACCGATGCCGCCGCGCCCGGTGGCCTTCGCGCGCTCACTGTGCCTGAGCAAACACAGGTGTTCGGCTTCCTGAATGAAATCCGCTACCCTGGCACTCGAATAGTGCTGGTGTCCCGTGATGCCGATTTGCTGAAGGTGGTGGGTGAAGTGCACTACAACCCGCTTTTGGATTTGCCCACGCTGAAAGCAGCCGTGAAAGCTGCTATTCAGAACTACTTGCTCAATCTGGAATTTGATGGCCAAGTGTTCAAAGCGCGCATTGAAGATGCTATTCAGTCGGTGCCCGGTGTGAAAGATGTGCTGTTGGCCAAGGTTTCGGCCCGTAGTGGGCAGCTCGCCCCCGTGTTGGTGACTCGGGTGCACGAAACCCAAGCGGGCTACATCATTGAAGACACGGCCACGGGCGCGGGTTTCCTCGACACCCTCACTTTCGTTCCTTATGGCAACTAAAACGCCCCTACGCTACCGTTTCGACCTTGAAGCGCTGGTGGTGGGCTTGCTACCCAGCTTGCTACGCAAACCCAAGCTGAAAGCCTACCTGAACGCGCTGCTGATGCCTGTGGCCACGCTCTATGCTGGCTTTGTGGCCTTCCAAGCGAAGGCCCGCCGCGAACTGAGCTACAACGGCCAAACGCTAAGCTTTCAGCGGGCTTTAAACGACCTTTTTGACCCCGTTTTAGCTCGCATTCGCATTATCAGCCAAGATGCCAGCTTTGAAGCTGTTTACGTGAATTTCGTGGCAGAAGAAGAGGCTGAGAAGTACACAAAATTTACCACCGAGTCACCCCCGCACTTTGTGCTTTACGGCACAGTAGAACTAGCCAGCCAAGTTGGCTTTGTGGTTAGGTGCCCGGCTTCACTCAGGCCCCAAGAACCCGCCTTAAAAGCTCGAATTGGCCAATTGAAATTGGCAATGGTCAAATACCGCATTCAGTACGTCTAAAATGAAACACACTCTATATAAAGACGGGGGCCGCCCCCTGAACAATGATGATTTTGTCACCATGCAGGACGAAATCTACTATGCCATAAACGGTCAACTTCTGGGCTTGCCAGCCTGTGTGGTGTGTGGCTGTGATGTTACCGCCGCTTCAGGTGGTAATTATGATGTAGCATCTGGCTTGGTCTATTTGGATGGTGAGATTCGCCGTTTTGAGGGCGTGTCTGATGTGGCATTGCCGCTAGAGCTATACACGGGGCCGTTCACCATTACTGAGCTTCGCGCCTACCAAACGGGCGGCAGCAAGGAAACAATGGGTGAAGCGCTAGTGCTGTCACGGCCGTTTGATGCGGCTAACCCCGGTGACAAAGTATTGGTGAAGGCTGAAGGCGTTTTGCGCGTTTCCAAGGCCCGTGAAGCCCTGTTTCGCCAAGTAAACGAAATAGGTATGGTGGCTGACTTCCCGCCCGAATGGGATAGCACCGGCCGTGGCAAGTATGGCACCAATTCTTTTGGCTGGGCACTGTGCAACGGAAACAACGGCACACCCAATATGGGTGGCCGCTTTCCCGTTGGCTTCAGCTCAGATGGAGCATTGGGTACTGATTACAACGCCACACGCAAAATGGGTGGCCTGAAGGAAGTTCAATTGACAGTTGAACAAATGCCCTACCACACCCACACTGAGCAACAGGCGGGCAGCCACTCGCACAGCTACGTAGATACTTTTCCCGCTGAAGAATCAACGGTAGACGCTGGAAACAATAAAAGACGAACAAAGCTTGAAACCCAAGTTAGACAGACAGAATCAACGGGTTGGCATACTCACGCTATCGACCCAACAGGTGATGACCGGCCACACGAAAACCGGCCACCGTATTTGGTTTTGGCCTTCAGAATGTGGGTAGGCTTTTAA